TCTTTATACCCATCCATTTAGGTCCCAAGTATCCATCATCTTTCTCACTTCCAATAACATCTCTCACAGCATTTGCTGCATCAGAATTATTAACTTTAGATGCAATCTCTTTTGTTTTTTCTACAATCTTACCAGCAGTGTCTGTTACAAAGTTCCATAGTCTTTGCATCAAACTAGGTCCCCCTCCAAACAACTTACCTTGTTTAGATAGAAAAACAAACTTATCAACAGCGACTTCAAAGGCATCAACATCTAATCCTTTTTTCTTTCTAGCAATAAATTTTCTTTTGTCAAGTTTCTCCCCATCTTCACTTACCTCACCTTCTTTTGGTTTTAGTTGTTGTGGTTCTTCTTTTTTCTTAGAGTTTATCTCAGATTCTTGTCTTGATGTTGCCTTCTTATTATCATCTGCACTTTCGTTGACATTTTTTAATCCATCATCAACCTTTTCTCTTTCTGCTTTTAGATCTTTTCTCATGGCACGTTCATTGCCACCATACTGTTGATTGAGAACATCCGTTGTTGATGCAGCCTTAGCCTTACTCAACGAACCTCCTAACACTACAGGAAGAAGCAAAGCACTACCTAGTAAAGCTTTACTAAGTCCTCCACTCTTCTTACCAGAACTGAAGTTCCTTGCAAACTTTCTTGCTTTCTTTAATGTGGACTGACTTGGTATGTCACCAGTAATGTTTTTACTAGTGGTTCCCATGAAACGAGAAAACCTTGATATGACATTCTCTGCCTTATCTACAGCACCCTGAGCTTTCTTTTTGACTGTTGCTATTGATGCTTTACTCATTACATCGCATCCACTATATTAAATACAGATCTAGCATATTGAATGTGAATGTTACTTATATCAATCGCTGGAAGAATGGGAACTACATTCTTTGTGGCGTTTTGTGTTCTCTGTATAGGAGTTTGACCAGCTCTCCTTTTTTTATCCTGTGCTGGTATAGGAACGGGGAGTATTTCAGTTCCACCGCCTCCACTGCCATCACCAGCTGGTTTTAGAGCTGGTTGAGAGATATCCTTAGATATATCCAACATACCACTAGCACCATCTGATGATGGTTCTACAGTAGAATTCTTTTTATCTCCTTCTGTTTTTGATTTTCCTCCATCTGATTGTATACTCTCTTCAGTTTTGCCTCCTAACTTATTTGCAGTAAACTCTCCACCCTTGATCATACCACCAGCCATGATACCCATAGGTGTTATCTTAATAATATCGCCTGCCATAGATAACATGTCTTTTTTACCTGGCTCACCCTGAGATCCCAAAGAGCCTTTATTTCCTTTATTACCAGATTCTCCTTTGTCTCCCTTGAGGAAATTCTTGATTCCATCTACGTTTGACCCACGAGAGTCAAAATCAAACATGTTTCCTGTATCAAAGTCTAAACCACCAGCCAGTAATCTTTTCAATCCTTGTGGTTTTTTCTCCTCATCCTTATTAAACTCTGGGTTTATTGGAGTTGGTTCTTTTTCTTTTTCTTCTGTCTCGCCACCTGATGTTGGAGTGATAATCATTTTACCACCTTGTTCCATCCTTAATATGGCATTAGGTGACTTACCTCCCATAGCATCTTCTTGTGCATCTACTTTGGATTCAGTAGAGTCACCTGTGCCTGTTTCATCCTTTAATTCTTTGTCTGATTCTTCTTTTTTGGGTTTATCATCTTTTCGTCTACGTTTTCTCTTCTCTATCATATTAAGTTCACTTTGGAACTTTTCTATAATCTCATTGAATTTATCTCCATCTATCTTATCCTCACCTTTTTTCTTTTGAAGTCTTTTCTTCACTGCCCCAAAGGCCTTCCCTGCGAGCATACCACCAGCAGCGAGAGCACCAGCACCTAAAGCTATTTTACCACCAACTGCAGCAACACCCATCGCAGCTGGTGCTGCTTTGAAGGCCATTGCTAGTAATCCTACCTTTGCAACATTTTTTATCAAACCTTTGAAGAATCCTCCTCCACCGCCTCTCGGTTTGGCTTTGGCCATCTTAGTGATGAGATCGACAATTATACCCTTAGCTTCCTTCAAAAACTCCAAGTTCTTCTGTAGAGAACTCTTCAGTCCTCCCAAACTAGATGCGAAACTCTGTAATGAATTTAATCCACCATCAAATATCTGTCCTAGAAGAGCATTAGGATCAAATTGATTTACCTTTGAGGTTACTGACTTAGCAAGTTTAGGAACAAGAGTTTGAACTCTATTCTCTACAAGTCTCCTTACTTTCCTTACACCGCCCTGTTTTAAATCTGGTCTTATAGGTTCTAAACTTTTAACATTTAAGAGAGAGTTCTTTCCCTTTACCTTAGTCTGTTGTAGACCTTTTATTCCACCTTTGACACTTTTTAGTAGACCTTCTTTTTTTCCCTTTAAAAATTTGCCAGCATTAATCTTCTTCCCCGCCTTTCCGACATTTTTTAAGATAGATCCTAATTTAGCCATTTTTGATTTGTGCTTCCCTAGCTTTTTGTTTTAGGTTTTCTTCTTCAATGTGTAATCTAAGTAGTCCAACATAGATGTCCCTTTCCCAAGGCGGCATATTCTCAATTTCTGCTAGAGAATATTTATGAAACTGCATGAGAGCAAAATTGATTCGGAAGTATGTCTCAAGATTCATATGAGACATACCTAGGCGAAAAAATCGGTTAGCCCCTCTAGTATTACAGTGTTTTCTGCCTTGGTGTTAGGATTGACTACTTTTAAAGTATGTTGTAGTTTGGGCATAGTTTCAAAGAACTTTTCAATCTTTGCAAACTGTGCTGATGTCAATGATTCGACCCATTCTTTGAGTTCTTTTTTAGTACACTCAGCTGATGAGAACATATCTTTTTCATTATACACCATATCAATACATGATGCTATAATACTAAATGACTGTTCAACAGCGTCCTTATCATCTGTAAAATTGCTTTCAATAAACTGAGTAAGAGAAGGATATTTCATCTTAACAGTATATCCATCACCAATTTCAATATCTGTAGTATGTTCCTCTGACGTAATGACTTCTATATCATTGATAGGAACATTGACTGAAACCTCAGTCTTTCCATCATCTCCACATGTGACAATTAGATCTATTGATTCACCAACAGACTTGCCACGAATATTCAGAAACAAATATTCAATATCAAAGGCAGGGAGTTGTTCTACCTTGATCCCTCTCGTAATTACACAGGCTTTTATGACCTGTTTAACTGCGTTAGTGATCTCTTTTTGGTTTCCACTTTCTAAAGCAAGTATGAGTATCTTTTCTTCTTTTACCAAAAACGGTCTGTACTTTACAGTCTTTCCGTTTGAAGGTAGTACCAATTCATGCTCAGAAGTCGTAATTTTAGGTAAGGGCATAATATGTAATCATTCTTTATTATTTAGAGAGGTTTTTTAAGCTATGTTATTGTTGACATTAGCTAGATTATTTGTCCCTAATGGTGAGTTTTGAACGAAAACATTTGCTTTATTATCACCATCACTAATCACTGTGCCTTCATTGGATTTAGATGATGCTGGAGCACTACGATCATTGCCAATTTCACCTTGATTCGTTACTATAATATACCTGTCGTAAGCAAACTCCACCGTTACTTGTAAAACTGTTGAGTTTTGGTAAGTCAAAGCAACGTCCTGTATGGATGTAGGGAAAGCATTTATAAATTTGTAACTAATCGCTTCTGGATCAAACATACCATATTTTTTATTCATCGCAAATCTATCATTATCATCTAATGTGCGTACAAATGGATTATCATTGGATTGTTCGTCTTTTGGAGCAGTCGAGTAATTTTTTAATTGAGATTGACTTTGACCCACGTTCCTTTCAAATTTAGTAATAGTTAGACTTTTCTTGTATTCATTTGGATATCTGAATCTATGAAAAGAATTTGAATCTTGTGCTTTTGGGTATCCGTCTGGATATCCATGTCTAAGTCTTGAATCTTCTTGAGCATTACCCGATTTATAGTATAACGGATTCATGAAATTAATCCACTCTTGAAATAATCTTAAAGAAGTGTAGTCTGATGGGATGTAATAAGTTATAGCAATATCATTATATGCTCTCTGTGTGGCAAATCTCTCAGTTATGCCTTGTCTGCTTCCCTGTTCAGTTAAAGTAGACATGGATGTTCCAGGCAATATTGCTTCCGTTGCTAATAAAGAATATCTACGCATAGCAGCTGGAGTATCCATCACTCCACATGATGCCAACCAATTTTCTAAACTCTCTTCTAAATCTGATGAAGCATTACTACTTCCTGCTGCTAAGTCTAAATTAACAATATAAAAACTAGAGAGGGCGGGAGCGCCCAATGCTGTTTGGAAATCTTCTTGAAATGCAAGATCAAATTGACCTCTCTCAATACCATCAGGTGTAGTGCCTGCATTAAATGGTCTTATCTTTTGAAAATAGTTTTTATTTGTCTGTCTACTTACTGGCATCTAAATAAAGTTATGACTTACCATACTATGTATATGGCTTATAAGGGTAAATTTAAACCAAAACATACAAAAAAGTATAAAGGTGATCCCACTCAGATCATTTACCGATCCCTTTGGGAGAAAAAGTTTATGGAATATTGTGATTTAACAGAGAATATAAGTCAATGGCAATCAGAGGAATTTTTCATACCATATAAAAATCCCTTAGATAGAAAGATACACAGATACTTTCCTGATTTCTTTATCAAATATCAAGATGCAAACGGTAAGAAAAGGTCTGTGGTGATTGAAGTTAAACCAAAGAAACAATGTAAAGCCCCACCAAAGAACCCGAAGAGGAGAACTAAGTCATGGGCTCACGATGTTCAGACATGGGTTATTAATCAAGCGAAGTGGAAAGCAGCAGAACAATACTGTGCTGATAGAAAATATGAATTTAAGATCATGACCGAAGACGATTTAGGTATTTCACATGATCGTAGAAGATATTAAAGAACAAGCTACTGGTGGTAGAAGAACCGCTGCATGGTATGTTAATGCACTTTCCAGTGCCTTATCTCAAGTGCAAAATATAGATGTCAGTACACAAGATACTGGAGGAATATCTATTGGTGATCTATTTTTCTTCTCATACAGTCCATCTTTTCCAGAAAGATATGAGTTTTGGGATACTCAACCACTAGCAGTAGCACTTACTTTCTACCGAGATGGGTTTCTTGGATGCAATTTACACTATGTAAATCCAGATTATCGTGATTCTGTTGCAGTGAGCCTACTAAATAGCGGTGGCGGAGCATCCGTTCCTAAAAATACCATACACAAATACCTGTATTCTGGTATAGGAAATTTACAAAAAGTTCCAAGATCAGAAGATTGGGGAGAGATTGCTAAATTTCCCACAGAACAATTCATACAACAAAATGGTATGAGGTATCCAAAGACAAGAGCTTTTAACTGGAAAAAATGACAGATCCTAGATTCCCAAACGATTCAGCTGAATTTGGAGTAGAAATAAAAACAGATACTGTCATTAGGCAAACAGTAAAAGGGAGGGTGCAAGAATATAAAACTTTCTATAAAAACGGAGATACTGTAATCCTTCCTGTTGACGATAAAGGAGTAGTATTACCAAAAGCAGAACCGATATACAAAAACGGAAAATGGGATCAAAGTAAAATAACAACACCAAGTTCAAATAGCAGGGGCAGAAAAACAAACGTAACCATAGATGGATTACAAAAGACAAATGATAATCCACCTACTTTTACAGGCGTTGTTAACCAACAACTCAAAGATTCTACAAAAAATCACCAGCTCGCAGTTGGAGATGATGTTCAAGGTTGGACGAAGACATCTGAATACACAACTAAAATACAGAGCAAAATAGCTAGACTTCGAGGAGAGTTGGCTCAAGAAACAAATAATAAAGACAGAAAATCACTGGAGAGAAAGATTAGGTCTGTACAGGACAAATTAGATTCAGAAAATGATCTAAAATTACCAGGCGGTGTAACTGGTGTTTTAGCAAGAGGTACAGAAAATTACGATAGTGAAGAAGATATAATGTTCTTCACCACTGTAAAATATCCAATGGATATGTCTGATCAACAAGATCGTTTTTCTATAACATGTTATTCATATCAAGCTCCTTATGCTACTGCGACTGAGGGAAGTAATGTAGGATCAGCATACGGAGTTCAAAGATCATCACCGTATAGAAAGAAGTTAGGTGCTGGTCTCTTATTACCCATGCCTAATAATATGGTAGATGGTAATGCAAGAAAATGGGAAGAAGACAATATAAACAACCAAGCATTAGATGCTGTAAGAGCATCAATGAGTAATGGTGTGTCACAGATGATAGCGGGTAAAATTGGACTCGGTGGATTCCAAGGGTTCCTTAAAAATACCATGGCAACTCTTAAGAGTGCAACCCAACAGTCTGGTAGGCAAGAATTATTTGCAAACGAGATTAGTCAATTAGTTGGTGATATGGGATATGATGTAAGTGCAGACACTATATTAAGTAGAACTTCTGGTGTAATTGCTAATGCAAATACAGAATTACTGTTCGCTGGTGTATCTCTACGATCATTTGAATTTAACTGGTTGATGAGTCCAAGAGATGTAAGAGAGGCAGCACAAGTAAGAATGATAATTCGTGCTTTGAAACAATGGTCTGCTCCTAGAAAGTTGAAGAAACTTGTATCGGGAAAATCTGGTGCAGATGCAAGGGGAACTGGACAGGCTGGTGGTCCTAGTTACTTCTTAGGAACTCCAAACATATTCAGACTAAGATATCTTACCTCTGGTAATAAAGATATTCTTGGTGTCAATAAATTTAAACCATGTGCTCTAACTGATATAAACCTCAACTATACTCCAGAAGGAATGTGGATGGCATATCAGGATGGTCAACCTGTCGCTGTACAGATGTCACTTAAATTTAATGAATTAGAACCTATATACAACACAGATTACAGTCCCGATGTATCACCAGGCAGGGCGTTCAACAAGGATAATGAAAGAGCAGAGAATCCAGGCGATCTAATGCCTATAAGCATTATAAGACAGGATACACCTTACACAGCTGACGTAGGATACTAAAATGCAAGGATATTTTTCTTATCTACCAAATATAAATTACGTTTCTAGATCTACCGATAGGAGTTCTAATGATGAATTTATACAAGTTAAAAACATTTTCAAAAGAGCCAAGATCCGTGATGACATGATGAATGTTGTCACAGGTTTTGAGGACTATACAATCGTAGGTGATGGAAGGCCAGAACAAGTAGCACAGAAATTATACGGAGATCCTAGATTTGATTGGGTTGTATTGATAGCAAATAATATTACAAAGATAAGAGATCAATGGCCTCTGACCGAAAATGATTTTAGAAATTATCTTTTTGATAAGTATGGTAGTGAAGAAAAATTAGCAGAGATACATCACTATGAAACTAAGAAATTAGTAGATGATAATAATAGATTGGTGGTGCCAAGAGGGCTAAGAGTTGATTCTAATTTTAATATGAAATATTTGGAGAGAAATACCACAAGACAAACAACAGTATCATACAGTGGTGTGACTCTAAACAATACATCAACAATTGATAGTGCTGGAACTGTAAAAGATGCCAACGGTAATACTATTATACATGATAATATATTCCCAGTATCAAACTACACATATGAATTGGATATAAACGATGCTAAAAGAAGAATACAAGTCGTAAGACCAGCATTTCTAGATCGTGTTGTGTCGGATATGGAAGATGTGATGAAATACAAGAAATCATCACAATATGTCAATAAGAGACTTAAAAATGCAGACAACCCCAGACTAAGGGGAGGCTAAAAAAAAGGGGGTCGTGAGACCCCTTTCTTATTGTTTACTCTTCAGCGAGTTTCTGGAAGTAACTTAGTGCGTCATCTTCCTCTTCATCCGTGGCAGATGATGTAGCAGCACTTGCAAGATTAGCAAGTTCTTCATCTACAGTACCACCTTTACCTTCACTCGCATCTTCAAGATCTTCGTCAGCAACTCTGCGTGTAGGTGTGACTACTTGTTTAGTTCCAAGAACTGTATCTAAACGTGACTTGAGTTGTTCATATGTCTTGAACTGATCAGCAGCAGTGAACTCACTGAGGTCATAGATCTTATCGTAGATCTTTTCTAACTCAGCATCGTCAGCTAAAAGTGCCTCTGTCTTTCCGAACTCTGAACTATCATAGTTCCAGAATCCAGCAACCTGTTTGATCTTCAACTTGAAGTTAGCACCTTGCCAAAAATCAAATGGATTGATTGCTTCTTCATCATCGAACTCAGGTTGCATTGCAGCAGTGATCTTATCAAAGATCTTCTTACCAAACTTGTATAGTTTGACTTCTCCTTCGTTCTCAGGATTGGTAGAATCTTTTACGACATAGACGTTTGCATAGTAAGAAAGCTTACGCTTTTGTTTACGAGCAATATCTTTGTCTGATTCTCTACCACTGTTCCAGAGACTTCTATTGAGTTCTCCTACAGGATCATCCTTACCAATAGTGGTTAAACTATTCTCAATATACCAACCGCCTGTTCCTTGGAAAGCGTGACTCCAAACTTGAGTCCATGGCAGTTCACAATTAGCATGTGCAGGGAGGAATCGAATAACTGCGTATCCGTTACCTGCTTTATCTACAGCTGGTTTCCAAAGACGTTCATCAGTATTGTTACCCTTCTCATTTAGTTTCTCAACTTTCTTCATTAACCTTTCAGTTAAAGAACCTGAGCGGGACTGTTTCTTTAATGCAGCAAATGACATTAGTATTCTCCGTATTTTTGTATTGTTGGATTGTTTGTATTATATCAGATAATAATATATTTGTCAATCGGGTAGATTGTTTTCTAGATTATCTAAAGTTACAGTTAGTGTATCAAAAAATTCTGAGATATTTTGATTCGGTTGTAAACCTAGAAATCTAGCAGATTCTATAATCTGTTCTTTCATTTCAATAGCATCTTCGTCTTCCTTCTCTAGTGACAATCTGAACATAAAGTTCTTTTGTTTTTCAAGAAGTGATCTCATCTTGCTAATATGTAAAAGTCCCTCTTCTGGTGTTTGAGGATTTACTATACCATTAACAGCAAGACCTGTCATTATATCTTCTTGCAACTCCTGTATCTCTGCCATGGCAGCCCTTACTGGAGCAGACTTGAAAAATTCACTCATTGTGCGACTTTAATACATTACTATTTATATTTTTTTGATAACCATTTGGGTATATACACTAGTGATAATACGCCTCCCCACCAAATTGCAAGTGCGAGTATATACACGTTTCTGGCTGGTCCTATGACAATTCCCAGAGTCACTAAAGATAGCCATATCCAATCAAGAGTTGAGTGAAATTTTCTAAATCCGCTTCCAAATCTTGCGATCAATGCTTCTCTACGTCTTGCAAACCAAGGCGATACATGCCTCATGATTACAAAACCTTCGTTGAGAACCATTACTGTAAATCCTATCCAGAATATCATAGCGGTAATTTAGATTTAGAAGTTCTTTTAAGATAATTTAGTTCAGTTGCTTCTGCCTTCAATTTATCTTTAAGTGGTTTCGCTATCAATTTACCTACTGACTCAAATTCTATATTATTTTCCTCACAATAACTCACTAAGGCCTCAATGTAATTGAGTTCAGTAGTGAGAACAAGTTGCTCGATATCAGTTGTAAATTTATTCTGATCGAGAAATTTCTCTTTTATGAGTTCATTGACCTCTTTCTCCATACTCTCCGAGTTTGTGGGTGACGAATTCTTTAATATACTTGGTAAGAAGTTTAATATACTCACCTTTGTTTCTTTTTTCATAAACTTTCACGTTTCCATTATCAGCAACCATTAAGGTTACAATCTTCTTAACAGGTGTGCCTGTCATCTCAAAATACATGCAGGCGTAAGCAGTTTCTTGTACGAAGTAGTTTTCCAACCACTTCTCTGGTTTAATCTTTTTAGATGTTTTGAAGTCAATTATTGCCAACTCTCCGTTATATTCGGCGATGCAATCAACTCTTCCAGCAATACCGAAGTACTCACTATATAGGGGTTTTTCTAAAGCGTGAATATTATCTATATTGTTTAAAGAATCTCTTGCAGCAATCCACCTAGCTTTGGTGGTTGGTAATACGTTCTTCAAAGAATTAATATCTTCATTTAAAAGATACTTTTCAACCAAATCATGAAACTTAGTGCCCCTATCAGTAGCAACTTTTGTTATCTTGTTTGCTTGTTCCTCACCTACTTTCTGTCTCCAGTTCTTGAATATCTGACGATTATAGAAACTAGTTATGGAAGTAATAGAAGGAGCCTTCTTTCCACTCGGAAGAGTGTAGTATCTGACTCCATCTATAGTATTGGCTTCTAACTCAAAATCACCAAGTTTATTCAAGTGGGTAAACATTATAAAGACAAAGCGAGTTTAGTAACCAAATAGTTTCTTACTAGACCTGAGCGAACAATGTCATCTAAACCAAATTCAATTACACCAAAATCATCTTCCATGATTTCAATGATACGTTTAAAGTCTAAGATGCCATTCTTCTCATTGGATTTTGTAAGATCCGTTTGAGTAGAGTCTCCGCAAAATATTATCTTACAGTTATCTCCTACTCTTGTTATTATACTATCTAATTCATGAAAATTCAAGTTTTGCATCTCATCTACTAACACAATGCAATTATCAAGTGTTGTTCCCCTGATAAATGATGTGCT